CCGCGTGCTTCATGTTCTATGTGCCGTGGCCTGTAACTGTCCCGCTCATGACGCTCACCCTCACGGCGGCGGGCGTGTGGTCGCACCGACGCGATCTGCATGAGACCGAGGGCGGTGCGCGATGATCTCGAAATCGGACGCGGCGGTTGTGCGCTCGCTACTGCGCAAGACGCAGGCGATCAGTATGCAGCTTGCCGAGGACGCTGACGCTAACTCGACGAAGCGGATACCCGCCCGCGACCGCGCGCAGAAGATCAAGCTGATGCACTGCTACCTGACCGTCGCGATCCGGTACATGCTCGAGGAACAGCAGTCATGAGCGCCGTCGCCGCATGGACCGACGAAGAGCGCAGCGACTTCATAGCCGCCGCGAAGGCCGCGATTAAGGGGCCGCGCGCAGAGGACGCCGCCTGCGCACCCGCCGTGATGCTGTCGCCGCGCCGGGGCGGGCGTCTGAACGCGGGCATGGGCCTCACATCGATTCTCGCTGCGTTGTCCCGCGTTGGCTGGGGACCGCTGCGAGGCAGGGAGTTCGCGGCCTCGCGCGCTGTCCTCGACACGCTTGCCCTTCTCGCTCACGACACGAAGAGCGATCTGTCAGCGGTTATCCAGACGACGGCGCGGCAGCTCGCGAAGCGGGCAGGCTACTCACTCAAGCACACGTCGCGGTGCCTGCAGTGGCTCGAAGACGCCGGCGTCATCGAATGGCACAGGGGCGGCATCCGCACAGGGGCGCCGACGCCCGGCGTCGTCAAAATCATCAAGCGCACCTTGGTTAACTGGGTGCTCTCGTTCCGCTCGGCATCGGACGCCGAAGACCGTGCCCGTAACGCTGCGACGCGCGCGCGCCTGCAGTTCTACCGCATTCGCCGAAACAATCAGCGCCCCGCCGCGCTCGCTGATTCCCATGTGGACATGACTTCGCCCCTTCCCTCCTTACAGGAAGAGGGCGCGCCTGACGCCGCGCCTCGTTCCACCTGTGAAGAGACCATTTCGCAACCAACACCTAAGACGGAGACCCCCATCATGACGAAGAAGTATCGCCCCGGGTACATGCGCTATATGGCGACGTACTGCGATCACGGGCAGCCCGTTCCCGAGCGGTGCAACGCTTGCAAGTACGAAGCCATCATGAGAGAGCAAAGCGTCATGGACGCAGAGAAAGCCGCCGCAGCGCGGCGGCGCAAAGAGGAAGAGGAAGCGCAACGCGGGGCTACCGGCGACGCCTGGCCTGCCGCTTACGTTGAGTACATGAAACAGACATATCCCGAAGCGAAGCCCTACCAGTGGGCACGCCTCAACTTGACCGACACCAAGGCTAAGGAACTCATCAATGGCTAAGCTGACCACACCACGCCCGGATGCTCGCGCCGTCGTCGCTGACATCGCAGTCGATATCGAAGCCGCCGCGATGCGAGCGCACGAACAGCTAAACGGCTTGCACCCGTACAGTATGAGCTCATCGCAGTTCAAGCTTGCCGGGCTTGCTCTGCAGATCGCGAGCCTGTCGCAACAGATGCGCGCCGAGATCGCCGCGTCATATCCGCCGCCGCCCATGCCGACCGTCGACGACATGCGAGGTGCGCGCCGTGGCCAGTGATGCGATGACCGTAGCCGTCAGCGTCCCTACCGGCGGCAGGGAGTTCTACACGCCCGCCGCGCTCGCTGAGGAACTGAACATGAGCGTTGACTCACTCAAGTCGCTGCGCTCTGCAGGGGGTGGCCCCCCCTTCGTGAAGATTGGCAGGCGTATCGCCTACCCGGTTGTAGGCGTGCGGATATGGGCCCTGCAGCGCATGACGCAGGGAGGGCACTCATGAGCCAAGCGCACGACGCGTGGCGCTCCCTATCCGGTCGGCAGCGCAAGCGACTGACGCAAGTCATCTACGACCGAGACGCTGGCATCTGTCACCTGTGTCGCCTGCCTGTACGTCGCGAGGACGCGAGCGTTGACCATGTCATCCCGCTCTCGAAGGGCGGGCCGTCGACGATGGCTAACCTCAAGCTCGCTCATCGCCGTTGCAATAGCGCGAAGGGTAACCGAGTGTGGACAGGTCGCCGTCGCTTCGTCGTCGACGGTCTCGACTGGTTCGAGAGTCGACGCGACGCCGATTTTTCTGAGATTGATACCTCCGTTCCACCCCGCGCTTTAGTGCCAGGATTTCTTCCCCCAAACAAATAAAAAAAGCCCGAAAGGTAGCCAAAAACGATGAGCGCAGCGACCCTGTTTGCCGTGCCTGAACCCGCCCTAAATCCCGGTACTTTGTACGAAGAAACACTGAAAACCGTGGACCTCATTAAAGAAACGCCCGAAATCGCGCGAAGTCTTGGCGGGCTATGTGCGCTCGCTCTGAAACTCGCTCTCGAAGCCGATAACCTCGACATGAACGAAAAAGCCTACGCGCGCGTTAAGGTGTATGACTCGCTCGCCGCTGTCCTCGACAAGCTCTACCAGGCCGTCGACACATCCGGCGCGGCGTCAGGTAGTCAGCTCGCCGCCGTCCTCGACCTCGTCATCAATGACACCGCCGACCCTGGCAACGACCTATGAGCCTTCCGCGCCCGTTTCATGTGCTCCCAAAGCCGACGCACTGCCCGCCGCCTGACAGCGCCTATCCGCTGAATGAAGGCGGCGAAGTAGCGCGCGTCGCACTGCTCATGGGCATTCGCCTGCAGCCCTGGCAACGCCTCGTGCTCAACCGCGCGACGCAATACAGGTGGGAGACGAACGCGCTCGGTCAGCGCATCCGCGCCTACAAGTACAAGACGGTGCTAATCACGGTCCCGCGACAGTCAGGCAAAACGACCCTGGTCGGACCATTGCAAGTGTTTCGGATGCTGCTTCGCCCTGGCTCGAAAAGCCTGTACACCGCGCAGACAGGTGCGGACGCATCCGAGCGTATCCGTGAGCTTATCGACGCCGTTATCACTTCGCCGCTGCGAGAGATCATCACTCCGAGGTATTCATCGGGTAGTGAAGGCCTCACGATCAAAGAGACCGGATCGCACCTGCGTCGCTTCTCGCCGACGCTGTCGTCTGTGCATGGTGGGCACCCCGCATTGGTCACGATGGACGAAATCTGGAAGTTCGACAGGTATCTAGGCGAGGGCCTTATCGGAGCTATCGGCCCCTCACAGGTGACGATTAGGCAAGAGGCGCAAATCTGGCTTATCTCGACCAAGGGAACGGCGCGCTCGGAATTCATGAACGACCTGATTGAGAAGGGGCTAACCGGCTCTGATCCGGCGTTGTGCTATATCGAATGGTCAATGGCCGACGGACTCGACCCCTACGACCCGGAAACATGGAAGACGTTTCATCCGGCGCTGGGCAACACGCAGACCGTTGACTCGCTCGCCGCTGACACCGGCCTGTCCTATGCGGAATGGATGCGTGGCTACATGAACGTCATCGTGGCCACCGACAACCCGCTCATCCCGCTCGAAGACTGGGATACCCTCGCCGGAACGCCACTCACGCGCCCATCGCTCAACGATGTCACCATTGCATACGACGTGGGGACGCTCTCGGAGTGCGCGGCCGTCGTCGCCGCGTGGGTCGACGCCGACGGGAAAACCGCTCTTCGAGTCATACGACAAGCCCCCGGCTCTGCATGGCTCGCGCCCTACGTCGCTAAACTCGCTGAGAAATACCCGGACGCCGCAATCTGGGCAGACGACGGAGGACCAACTAGGCGCGCGACCGACGACCTACGCGAGCGCTTCGGCCTCGCCGACCGAATCAGGCCCATGCGCTTCACCGAGCGCGGCATCGCAGACGCTGCCCTCCTCGCAGCGATCACCGAGACGCGCAGCATCCGACACGACGGCTCAGTATCGCTGCGCTGCGACATCGCGAACGCTGTGACCAAGGAAAGCAACGGGACGCCGATCTTCCACCGCGATAAGTCGACGGCACCTATCCCGGCACTAATCGCCGCGTCTGTCGCCGCCTACGGAGCTGCGCACCCGCCCGAACAAACCTGGGTGCTCCCCTAAACGCCCCCTATCCGCACCTCACGCCTTCAAGACTTGGCGCGCGCACTCTATGGGCGTCAGACTCGCCGCATGACATGGACAGACCGCACCCTCGCCGCGCTCGGCATCACCCGCGCCGCCGACGCGACCGGAGCGCTCGCCGCTGTCGCCGCGCCGCCCCGCACGCCCTCGCTTGGCGACCCCCGCGGACTGACCGCCGTTCACCGCGCCCTGCAGGTATTGACGACCGCCGCCGCTCAGCTCCCGCTCACCGTTGAGCGCGGCGGTCGCCTTCTCGACGGAACTACCGTACCGGCATTCGTCCGCCGCCCCGATCCTCGAATGACGCGCTCGACGTGGGTGACCCACATGGTCACGGCGCTCGCGCTCTACGGCAATGCCTACGCCCTCATCGAAAGAGACGACCGAGGCAACGTTCTCGCGCTGCGTCCCCTCGACCCGCGCCGCGTCATGATCACCGTCAACCCCGCCACCCATGCGCTCATCATCGGCGTCGACGGGCGAACACTCACTGCCGCCGACGTGCTCCACGCCCACCTACAGCCGCAAACCGTAGGTGACCCGCTCGGCCTCGGCCCAATCCAAGCCGCCCGCACCGACCTGCAGGGCGCGCGCATGACACGCGACTTCGCCGCGCAGTGGTTCGACGGAACCGGGCAGCCGACCGGCGTCCTCTCATCCGACGCCGCGACCTACGAAGACGCCGTGAAGGTGCGCAACGCGTGGAACGGCCTCGACGCAGACGGCAACCGCGTCGACAGCTCACTCAACCCAAGCGGCGTGAAGGTCCTGCCCAAGGCTTTCAGCTACTCGCCGCTAACGATCAATCCACGCGAAGCGCAGTGGCTCGAAGCGCAGGAATTCAACACGCTACAAGTCGCAAGGCTCTTCGGTATCCCCTCGACGCTCATGCTCGCCGCGCCGTCCGGCGGTTCCATGACCTACAGCAACGTTGAACAGGACTGGATTAGCTTCGTCCGCTTCTCGCTCATGTATTACCTGCGTCCCATCGAAGAAGCGCTCTCAGACGTTGCAGTCAATGGGCAGACCGTCCGATTCAACCTTGAAGGTCTGCTTAGGTCTGACACGAAAACCCGGTATGACGCCTACGCTGTCGCACTTTCCACAGGCTTCATGACCGTCGACGAAGTCCGCGCGCTCGAAGGGCGCGACCCACTCATCACAGAGGACACCACCAAATGAGCACCCCCACCATGAACCGCCGCGAATTCGCCGCCCGCACGACATACAGCGACGATGGGCGCACCATCCGAGGCATTGCCGTGCCGTTCGACACCGAGACCGAGATCGTTCCCGGTTTCCGAGAGAAGATTCAGCGCGGCGCTGTCAACCTCGACACGATGCCGAGCCTCTTCTACCGCCATGCCGAGCCCATCGGCGTTATCACCGCCATGTCAGAGACCGCCGAAGGCCTCGAAATCGAAGCCCGCGTCTCTGACACCGCGCTCGGTCGCGACGCCGCGACGCTCGCGAAGGATGGCGCGATTCGCTCCCTGTCCATCGGCTTCTTTGAGCGCGAATACACGGACACGACAACCCCCGACGGCGCGACCCTGCGCACACAGACCGACATCGACCTGCGAGAAATCTCCCTCGTTCCCATCCCCGCATACGACGCCGCCACGATTACCCAGGTGCGCGCCGCTGACCCCACCACCCAGGAAGGACACCCCACCACCATGAACAACCCCACCACCGACACCATCACCCGATCCGACCTCACTCAGCTCGAAGAGACGACGACGGACCTCACGCGCCGACTCTCCCTGCTCGAAACCACCACCGGCGCCCCCGCCGCCGCTCCCACCGAGACGCGCAGCGCCGGTCAGCTGCTCCAAGCCGCGATCAGCGGCGACACCGCCGCCGCCGACGCGCTCCGTCCGTTTGTCGGACGCGCCGCGAACACGACGACCGCCGCCGACGCGCGCATCAACGAACCGACCTTCGTGCGCGACCTCGTCCGATACATCGACAACGCGAACCCGCTCATGGGCCTGTTCGCGACCGACGCCCTGCCTTCCACCGGCAACGTCCTCGAATTCGCGCGCCTCAAGGAATCCACGCTCACCGTTGCACAGCAGACCGCCGAAGGCGCGGCCCTGCCGACCGGCGGCGTCGCTACCGAGGTCGCGACCTGCAGCGTGAAGACCTACGGCGGCGGCACCGTCCTCACGCGGCAGGCTATTGAGCGCTCGCGCACGAACGTTCTCGACCTCTCGCTGCGTGGCATGGCTATCGAAGCTGGCAAGAAGCTCGCCGCCGACTTTGCTACCTTCTTCGAGGCGACGGTGAAGAGTCAGGCAGCGAGTGCCGTGACCCTCAACGTCGCAAAGATGGACTGGAAGTCTCTCCTCTCCCTCATGCTCGACGCCTCGGCAAAGTTCGAGGACATGGCCCTTCCGTGCGACGGCCTCATCGTCGACCGCAAGACGTTTGAGCTCATCGCCGGAATGACCGATACCTCCGGGCGTCCCATCATCAACATCTCTGGTAACCCCGGCGTCAACAACGTCGGCACCGTCAGCGCGTCCGGAAAGTATGTCGACCTCGACGGCCTGCGCATCGTCACGAACCGCCACCTCACGAAGACGGGCATGGGCACGGATGTCGTCGGTGCGTTCTACTCCAAGGACGCGATCCGCTCCTACACCTCGCCGCTCGCATCCCTGCAGGATCAGGGTGTTCTTGACCTGACCAACACCTTCAGCGTCTACACTTACGCGGCATTCGCTGACGAAATGCCTAGCGGAATTGTCCCGCTTAAGGGAGTCGACCATCTGTGATTAACGCCGTAAAGCTCGGCTCATTCGTCGCCGCGCCTGACACTGACCCGTATCTCGCCGACTGCGTTGAGACGGCAATCGACCTCATCAAGGCATACACAGGCGCGGCGACCATCCCTGAAAGCGTCCTCGACCGCGCCACGCTCGAAGTCGCCGCCGATCTATACCACCGACGCAGCGCCCGAAACGGCGTCGCCGGATTCGACGACAACGACGTGAGCCCGGTTCCCGTGCGCATCAACCGTGACCCGCTCGTCCCGGCCCGCCCGATCCTCGCACCGTACATGGGAGTGCCCATCGCATGAACACCAAAGACGCCGCCGACCACATCGTCGCCGTCGCCACCGAGGCCCTGCAGGGAATCGCCGTCGTCGTCACCGACCCAGAGGACGCGACAGGCCACCTGCTCGCAGGCACCCCCTGCGTCGTCGTTGCGCCACCATCGATTACCGGCGACACCGGCCCCGCTCGTGTCCTTCGCTTCGAGACGCCCGTCATCGGCGCACCCATCGGCGACAAGCCCGCCGCATGGGCAGCCGTTGACACGATCATCGACCGGCTTACTCCGTACATCGAATTCGAGAGAGCCGAGCCGATCACATGGGCAGGCGCACAGTCAGCAACCGCGCCCGCCTACCTCATCACCCACACCATGACAGCATTCAAGGAGACCCCCAATGCCTGAACCCGCAAAGAAGATCGCGCAGACCCTCGGCCCCGGTAGCCTCAAGTTCGGGAAGACCGGCGCTGAGACGGAATTCGCCTCGAAGGTCACGAAGGCGACCTATGACCCCGGCTACTCCGAAGCCGAAACGACCCCCATGCTCGACGGCAGCGACTTCAAGCCCGAAGGCGATTGGAACGGCGGCAAGATCAGCGGAACCTTCTACCAGGACTTCACGCTCGCCGGCCTCGAAGCATGGTGCTTCAACCATGCCGGTGAAACCATGCCGTTTGTCTTCACGCCGAAGACCGGGCAGGGCAACTACAAGATCAGTGGCGAATGCGTCATCAAGCCCGTCAGCATCGGCGGCGACCCCAAGAAGACGAACACCGCTGACTTCGAGTTCTCCGTCCTCGGCAAGCCCCGGATGGAAGCCACGGCCTGACGTGGTCAAAAGGTTCGAGGCGTACCACCTCGACGGCTCCCGTGAGTTACGGCGCGCACTGCGCAAAGCGGGTGACGATCTCAGTGATATGAAAGCCGCCCACCGCGCCGCCGCTGAGATCGTCACCGCCGCCACACTCCGAGCCGTCCCGCGCGTCACCGGCAGACTCGCGCGCACCATACGCCCCGGCGCGTCGAAAGTCAGCGCGACGGTGCGAGCGGGCGCGCGGCGCGTGCCCTACGCCTTCGCGGTGCATTGGGGACGCATGTACTGGCCATCGAAAGAGGCACAGCCAAACCCGCCCCGAAGCCAACACCAGGCGTTTGTGTACCCGCGCTACTACATCACCAAGCCCGCAAGCGAGACAGAACCGAAATGGATCGAAGAATACCTGTCTCGCGTCAACCAAATCAAAGACACCATAGAAGAGGAAGCCAGACCATGAAGAAGCTCTTTATCTCCATCGAAATGACCGACGGAACCGCCCACGAGAACTTGCGCATCTTTGCCGCCGACCGCGTTCGCGCAAGCGAGATCGCACGCACGAACTCCGTCCCGTGGGAAGACACCCCCAAGTGCCACGCGCTGCTTGGCTACTGCACAGTCAAGCGCCTCGGCCTGACCGACGCCCCCGACTTTGATACGTGGATGGACAACGTTGTTGACTTCTCGCTGTCGAATGACGCGCCCGACTTCGTGGACCCTACGACGCAGACGGCCTAACAACCGCCGTCGTCGCCTTAGCGATTCGCTCAGGCATCCCCGTTCACACGTGGCTCACAGGTGACCCCGTCTATCTAGAAGAGGCCCTGACACTCTTAGAGGAAGAGGCAGAACAGAGAAATGGCCGGTAAGAGCGCAATTCTCGCCGTTAAGATCATCTCTGACGCAAAGCCTGCTATTGAAGGCTTCAAGCAGACGGCAGACAGTGCGGATGGCCTCGGTGGCAAGCTCGCGGCGATTGGCCCCGGCGCTCTCGCAGTTGGCGGGGCCGTCGTCGCGGGCGTCGTCGCCGTCGGCAAAGAGCTGTACGACCTCGGCTCTCGATTCGACGAAGTTGCCGACACGATCCGTGTAGGCACGGGCGCGACCGGCGAAGCCCTCGACGGCCTCGTCGACGTTGCACACGGAGTCGCGACGACGATTCCTACCAGCTTCGAACAGGCAGGCACGACCGTCGCCGACGTTAACACGCGCCTCGGCCTGACCGGCGATACACTCCAGACGGTCGCCTCTCAGTACCTCGAAGCGGGGCGAATCCTCGGTAGCGAGGTTGACATCTCGACGACCTCAGCCGCGTTTAGCGCCTTCGGCATCGAAGGCGAGGCCGTCAGCGGCGCACTAGATGAGCTCTTCCAAGTTAGCCAGGCAACTGGCGTCGGCATGAATGAGCTCGCCTCAAGCGCGCAGAAGAATGCCGGTGCCATGCAAGAGCTCGGATTCGGCTTCGAGGACTCCGTTCGCATGATTGGCGTCTTCGATAAGGCCGGCCTCGACGCTGACGCGACCCTCGGTGCGATGCGCAAGGGCCTCATGGGCATGATGCAGCCCGGCGAAGACGTGCAAGCGACGTTCAAGCGTGTCACTGGCGAGATTCAGGGCTACATCGACGCGGGTGACTCTGCAGCGGCCCTGAACGAAGCGAAGAACATCTTTGGCGCTAAGGGCGCAGATCAGATGGTTCAAGCTATCCAAACGGGCGTGCTATCAATGGATGACCTCACGGCAGCGACCGGGCAGACACAGGACACGATTCTCGGTGTCGGTCAGGAAACGATGGACGCCGCCGAAAAGTGGGAAATCCTGAAAAACCGAGGCCTCGAAGCACTTGAGCCCTTGGCGTCCGGCGTGTTCGACTTCGTCGGTAACGCCCTCGGTGCTGTCCTCGACTGGCTCGACACCGCCGACTTTACACCGCTCATGAATGCGTTTAGTGCCCTACAGCCCGCCATCGACGCAATTAAGGGCGCTTTCTCATCCTTCGATACCTCAGCCGCTACCGGCGCATTCGCGTACCTGCAGCCGGTCCTTGAAGCATTCGGCACCGCAATCGGAGAAGCAGTCCCGAAGATTATGAGCCTCGTGGAATCGATTCAGGGCGCGCTCACTCCGATCATCGAAGGGCTTGCCCCTATCGTTACGGGCGTCATGCAAACCATCGGTGATATCTTCATGGCCGCGCTCGACATCCTCACCGGCGTATTCACCGTCATTCAGGGCATTTTCACAGGTGATTGGCAAATGGTGTGGGACGGCGTCGGTCAGATCGTCGACGGCGCAATCAACCTCGTCGTCTCTGCCCTGAGTGGCTGGTTCAACATGATTCAGGGCTTCTTCTCGAGCGGCGTCAGCATGATTCAGGGGCTTTGGTCGTCTGGCTGGGAAATGATCAAAAACGCCGTATCTAACGGCATTTCTAGCGTTATCTCGACCGTGTCCGGCCTTCCCTCATCGATACTGTCAGCGCTCGGCAACCTCGGTTCGCTTCTCTACAACGCCGGTAGCAACGTCATCGCCGGATTCATTAACGGCATCCGCTCCAAGGCCTCAAGCCTCGCATCCGCCGCCATCGACACCGTGAAGGGCGGCGTTGACGCCGTCCTCAACTTCCTCGGCATTCACTCGCCGTCTCGCCTGTTCTACAAGATTGGCGGCTACACAGGCGAGGGCATGGTTCTCGGCATCAGAAGCCAGGCAGGCGCCGTCGCCGACGCCTGGGATGACATGATGACCGTCCCTGACGCGCCGCGCATCACCGTGCCGCCCGCCGCGCTCGCCGCCCACCGCGCACCCACCGCACCCGTTTACAACATCAACGTGTCCGGCGTCCTCGACGGCATGGACGCCGCCCGCAAGATTCGCGAAGTGCTCACCCAGTACGACCGCATCACCGGCACGGTCAGAATGGGAGCCCTCTCATGATGACCGAGTACTTCGCGCGCCTCACAGTCAGCGGCACCGAGCTCGCAGCATCCGCCGACGCCGTACACAATGGCGCGCCTGCCATCATCGACGGCCTTTCGTTCCAGTGGGGACGTGACTCCCGCGTCGCACAGCCAGACCCCGGCTCTCTCACGGCGACGCTCATCGTCCCATCCGACCGCGCCCGCGACACCCTCGCGTTGCTGACGCCAGGCGCAGAAGTAATCGCCTACACCTCATACAAGGCAAGCGGAGAATCCGGCAACCTTGTCAAGTTCTACGACTTCAGCAGCCTGCTACTGCCGCGCAGCATCAACGAAGGCGACTCGCTCACCGCCGCTCCCGGGCCGCTCAACCTCGTCGTAAACACCGGCGACCAATGGACCGGCTTCGCACACTACGACGGAACGGACTTCGTTTCGTACCTGTCTTACACCGTATCGCGCGCCTACGCGCCCGCCGCGCTCGCCGTCCGCCCTGCGTACTACGCAACCAAGCGCGACCCCGCGCCCGCATACGGACCATGGGCGACGGTCCCGGCAACAGTCGGCACTCACACAGTCGGCACCGGCCCCGCTACCACGCGCGTTACGCTCGACCCTGCTCGAATTGGCGCGTTTGTCGGCTGGGAGCTCAAAGCGACACGCGCAGGCGCGGCGCTATTCAGTGCCACAGCGGACCCGTTTTCGCAGCATACAGAGCCGTTTTCGCAGACCGCCGGAATCACGATCAGCGAAATGAACGTCAATACGTCCGCGTCGACAGTCACCGAGTTCTGTATCTTCTCCGGTCGCGTCGCCTCAGCCCCGATCACCTGGGATGAAAAAGCGCACGCCGCACGCATCACACTGACCTGCAATGAATGGACGACCGACCTCAAGAACCACAAGGTAGGATCAGAGCCGTGGCCACACGAGGCCGCATTCTTGCGAATTAACCGAATTCACAAGCTATGTGGCATCAAATGGTCAATCGCACAGGGTGTATTACTCGACACGCTCGCCACGCCGCGCGACGTGGATGCGAGGCCCGCCCTCGACCTCATTCATGAGTATGCAACCGCTATCGGAACAATCGCGTGGCCGTGCCGCAACGACACATTCGGTGAATATCTACTCCTCGAGGCCGAAGACTCTCGCGTCAACTTCCTCAAGGTCACGTATGACCGTACCGGGCGCGCCTCAATCTCCGTCAATAACAACGCATGGCATCCGACCACCATCGACGCCGCAGCTCTTCGCCGCGCCAGTGTGACAGTCGACCGTGACGTCAGCGCCCTCGCGAGCGCAGTGCGCGTTAGCTGCAAGCAGACCATCCCGCCCGTCGCCGACGGGCCCGCTATCAGCGATCCGCAAGCGTGGGAAGACCACGAGGTATTTGTCGACGACCCCGGACGCGAACACGAATTCGGCGCGCACGAAATCCACATCACCGCCGGAATTGCCGCCCGCACCGACCGCACGGCGGGCCTTATCGGGACGATGAAAACCCCCGAAGACCTCGCCCGCGCGGTCCTCGCCCGGTGCGCGCCTGGCCAGTGGAAAATTCAGGGGCTCACGCTCGACTCGCGCGCACCGACGGCGACGACGGAGACCCTGACTAGCTTGCTCAGTATCACCAATCGCCCCGGTCACGCGATCATCCTTCGCAATATGCCCGAATGGATGCCCGGCGCCCCATCGATTCCCGTCTACCTCGAAGGCGCTACCTCGACACTCACCGGCAAGCACTGGGAAGTCGCACTCACCATCACACACGGCGGCTCCCAATTCTCAGCCATCACGTTCAAGCAATGCGAC